TCGGTTGTTGTTAAATCTGATATAGCTGTTGCTAGAGTTGTAGTTGCTGCCCCTAAAGCTGTACCACCAAATAATCCTGTGCCCCAACCATAACCACCTAATTGTTGTGAAGGTCCTACAGTATAATAACATAAGACAGAAGTACTGTTACCATCACTTGTAGTTAATGGGGTCCCTGATTCCTGAGTATTCATCGTAATTTCAAAAGTAGTTGCTGTAGGAATAGCGGTCACCATAAACTTTTCATCTTCAAAAGTAGCATTACTATAAGTTGATCCAGCAGGTACTCCTGTCACACTGTCAAACATAACAATATCGTTTTGAGCTAAACCATGACTACCAGTGCATGTAACTGTAACAGTTGTTGATGAAGAACTACTTGTAAATTTTGCTCCGGTTAAAGTAGTTCTAATTGGATGGATGTCATAATACACTCCTCCTGAGTAAACATATAAAATTCTATTAGTTCCTATGGCAGCGTATTTAATACCAGCGTTATCATCCCAATGATGAATAGCTCGAGCTGCACCAGTTAATTTATCATCACCTAACTGAGTCCAACCACCTATTTTTTCGGGAGTACCGTATCTAAATCTAACATTGTCACCATCAAACCATTGGCCTTCAGCCCCGGTCTCTGTAACCTGTTTGTTGAATCCTGGTAAAAAACCTAACTTTTGTAACATATAACTCCATAATATTATGACTTCATTATTGACGGAAGTCCTAACATCGGCCTTTTGTCGAACCTGTTTTTTTCAGCAAAAGGACCATTTACATGGTTATAATGAAGAAATACTTGTCCGCAAGTATTACCTTCAAACGGTTCTCTCCAATGCTCTAATTCACATCCACTATATACCAGCATATCGCCGACTTCAAGTAAGACTTTAGTGCCTTTTGGAGCGTTAGGTTTATGTATTTGTTTAAATTCATCTATGACTGTATCAGCCCCTGTACCATCTATGAATATAGGCCAGGGATCTCCACCTAAATTGAGGGTAGTTGATATTTCACAACTTGGTCTGTCTTTATGACGTCTTAAAATATCTCCATTTTTATATAATCTTGCATAGGAATAAGTAGGGATTAATTGTAATCCTGTTTCTTTAGCCATGACCGGTAGCATTTTAACTAACAATGTTTCCATTACCATATCTGCATAGTGAGAATATGTGTTAGGTATTTGTTTATCGGTCCATGTACCAAGCATACCATTATCCCATGTTAAATTATTTTCATACATATATTTAACCGCATCTCTTTTAAGTAGGAAATAGTTAAATATAAAATTAGATAACTCGTAGCTAAGAGCGCCTTTAATTATGTGATATTTATTAAAAGCCATCTTGTACAAAATTAAAACTTACTGATATTCTATTTTCAGTAGATTGATTGGGTTCGACATTATGCCATAACCATGAGTTAAACATGATAGCTCTATTTTCTTGTGGTTGTAAATGGATTTCTCTCCATAAATGTTTTGGAGGTTGACCCTTTATTCTATTAGGCATGCATGTTTGAATGCCTGGTCTAGGATCATTACATACTAAACGACCACAATTAGGTGGGGTCTTTATATAATACACACCACTAAATAAAGCATTAGGATGAATGTGAGGTTTATTATATCCGCCTGGCCCATTAATATTAGCCCACATATTTCCTAATTTAGGTTCTCCGTCTAAAAATTCTTCGTTAAATACTTGATGTACCATTCTAAATAGTTCATCTACTAAAGGTTTATATTCTGGTTTGGTATGCATATTTGTTTCACTATGCCAGCCATTTACATTTGTTTTTTTAACACCTGGATCTTCCTTAGACCACTGTATAATATTTTGAGCCAGTTGATTCGTGTCCAATTTAAAATCTTCGGCGTATATAATAGTTGGAAAAAATCCTTCTTTAATCATCTAAAAGGTTTACCTCCAAACCAAACAACAAGAGATTGCCTCACCCCTCGTCTAACTTTATTTACTCTATGATTTAAAAATGATGCAAATACTATAGCATGTCCTTGTTTTAAGTTTGCAAACTTCCCGGGAGCCATAAGTTCAAGATCACCACCTTCAAACTCTGATGGATCATTTAACAACAACGTCATTGATATTTTTCTAACCGGTGGTTCATGTTGCATGTTTACATCACAATCCATATGCCAGTCATAGAATCCTCCTTCAGGATATTCTGTAAACTGTGCATTTTCTGTAATTCTAATATCACCAAAACCAAAATGATTTTCGTTTGCTTTTTGTATAAATTTATTTAAGTCTTGATACATATGTCCCATTTCTTTAAATGGTATCCAAGATATAGTTGTAACTCTTTTCTTTGTATCTAATCCCCCGTCAGGTTTATTCATACCTACTTGTGCTTTTTGTGGTGGTTGTCGTCTTCCACATTCAATAATCTGTTTACATTGATCTGGTGTAAACAACGGTGTTGTAGTTTGTATTATCCAACTCTTCCATTTTGGTTCTGTTATAATTTTATTTTCATACATTAGTTTACTCCTCTGTTTTTAATTGGGTCATACTGCACATCCATATTTGCTGCAAGAGTACGTCTCATGCCTGGTCCATTAAATGGATAAACACAATGTCTCATGTCATATGGAAATACATAAAAATCTTGTTCTTTTAAATCTGGTTGATAATCTACGTTTGAAAACATACCACTAGATGTACCTAATATTTGTAATTTACCATTTTGTGGTTGATTAGATGCAGAATATTCTACACCATAAGACTCAGGTAATTTTAAAATCATTACAGAAGATAAACCTGTGAACAATGATCCTTGATGCACGTGTACTGGATTATATTCATGTTGAAACATATTATTAACCCACACAGAATTTAAATGCATATCGTATCCTGTTACTTTATTCCAATCTAAATAATGTTTAAAAACTTTTGTAAACCACTGTATTACATTTCCTGGTAATAAATTATGTGGGTGCATTTTATTATTAGGGGGACCATCAAAAAATAATGAATGTTCTTTTTCAATTTTCCCAACTAATTGTGGATTAGCTTTAGGTAATTCTGGATATTTAGATTCATAAACAGTATTAATTATATTATATATATCAAGAGGCACTTTATAACGAAGAACTGATTGACCTAAAAATATAAATTTAAAATCTAATGTGTCCATATTTCTGTCTAATCCTTTCAGGAATTTTTTCAATGTAAGAATTGTATTCCTTTTTAATATCTGTTCTAATAGTATGCATATTCTTTCCTAAAGTAGTATCGTCATAACTCATACCATTAATATTAATTTGTTTCAAGTTTTCAAAATAGTGGGGATAATAAGGCTCCTCTATAAAGTCATATACTTTTTTAATTTCTTTTTCTGGTTGAGAAACTAAATCGTCATATTTTACATAATGACAAAAACCTGGATAATTATATGAATTTTTTATTGCTTCTAAATCTTTTGCCACAGCACCATCTCTATTCATTATCATAGATAATTTTTCTTCATCATTTTTTAAACCAAATCTATTGGGAAAAGCATCAGGATTTTCTGTATACCATTTCATATAACTAGCTAACACATCCATTAAATCTCTAAGTATCACAATACATTTGAAAGGTCGTTTAAAATGTTTTTGCATTACATAAAAATTACCTGGCGTTAGAACAGGTCCACGATCAATTATTATTGATTGTGGCCAATCTTTATAATAATTATCATATACAATATCCATAACATTATCTAAAGATTTATGATCTGGAAAATTAAGAAATACATCTGTCATTTTTAAATGATGTAGGTCTTTCATTATTTCTAATGTAATAGAATTACCAGTGCATGCTACTTCTGGGTTTTGATTCATTATAGATGCAAACAAGGTATTTCCAGACCTTGGCATTGCAACTAAAAAGAAAAGTTTTTTATTTTTCTTTGGCTCCGAGGTCATGAGTCAATTGTTCTTTCTTGTTGTAAATCATTTCTCCTGATTTTTTAACTCTTTCTATTGTTTTAAGCTGACCCAATACATTAAATATTTCTGGCTGTGAAGAACCAGATGATAATGTTTCTGCCTTATTTTTCATAATGTGATGGTAAGATTCTAATTGGTGCCTGTTAACATCTTTAGTATCAAACGACCCATCATCAAACTCTTTTTTTAATGCAGACCAAAGTTTAATTTCTCTCATACGATCTCTAGCAACTAACTGCATATTAGCTAAACCATATCTTGCTTCATCAAGATCTATTTTATATTTTTCTAATTTGTATTCGTCTTTTTCTGTTTCTACTTTTTTCTCTAACCATTTAAGTTTTGCTTCTTGTCTTCTACAATCAAAAGATAAGGTCATTAGATTTTCCAAGAATACATTCTGTTCTCTAACACACTGCCAATATTTTGCAGCTTTGGTTGGATA